TCTAGTACTGGAAAGACTTTTTTCTCTCTCGCAGTGGTTAAGAACTTTCTTGATACTAATCCCGATGGTTACTGTCTCTACTTTGACACTGAGGCTGCTGTCACTAAATCAATGCTTGAGAGCAGAGGACTTGACATCAACAGGATTGTTGTAGTCAATGTTGTAACTATTGAAGAGTTTAGATCCAAGGCACTGAAGGCAGTTGATCTGTACCTGAAGAAAAAGGATGGAGAACGCAAACCTTGTATGTTTGTTCTTGATTCTCTTGGTATGCTTTCAACTGAAAAAGAAATTGAAGATGCCTTGAATGACAAGCAAGTTCGTGACATGACCAAATCACAACTTGTCAAAGGTGCATTTAGAATGCTGACTTTAAAACTTGGTCAGGCAAACATTCCCATGATTGTCACTAACCACACCTATGATGTTGTTGGTTCCTACATTCCAATGAAGGAAATGAGTGGTGGGTCTGGTCTGAAGTATGCTGCTTCTACCATCATCTATCTTTCCAAGAAAAAAGAGAAGGATGGTACTGAGGTTGTTGGTAATATCATTAAGGCAACAACTCACAAGTCAAGACTCAGTAAAGAGAACAAAACTGTAGAAGTCAGACTCTTCTATGATGAAAGAGGTCTTGACAAATACTATGGTCTCCTTGATCTTGCAGAGAAGTATGAGATCTTTGTGAAGTCTGGAACTAGATATCAAGTCCCTGATGGCAGTAGTCAATATGGCAAAACCATCATGGAAAATCCAGAGAAGTATTTCACTGAAGATGTAATGCAAGCAATTGATGAAGCATCTAAGCAAGAATTTTCATATGGATAATATCAGAATCATCAAAACTGGAATTGATGTTTCAAAGGTACTACAGCAAATTGAAGACAACCCTGAGGATTGGGGATCACAAAAGTCTGCTGGCAAAACAGAGCAGGTAGATCCTTCAAAATATAAAACCACAGTGGATGTTCTTCAATTGATAATGGGTGGTGTCAGCAAACCAGGAGACTTAGCATTTAATACTGAGATCTGTATTGAGGCACCAGCATTCAGAAGGCACACTGAAGTTTTTAAGATCCTGAATAAGTATTTTAAAAAGTATCGTAGATGTGCTTTCTTGAAACTTCCTGTTGGGCAAGAGGTTGGATTTCATATTGATGAAGGAACCTACTATGCAACAAAGGACAGATACCACCTTTCCATCCAGGGCAAATACCTGTATACTGTGGGTGATGAATCCATCACTGTAGAACCAGGAACACTATTTTGGTTTAACAACAAAATGCTGCACAGTGCAGTCAACATAGGGGATGTACCAAGAATCACTTTTGTTTTTGATGTTCCCCATCACAAACGCAATCCTTAGGACTTTTATTGATGGAGAAAGTAGAAACTACAATTCTTAGAAATTTACTTTTTAATAATGATTACTGCAGAAAAGTCCTTCCCTTTTTGAAGGAGGACTACTTTGAGAATGTTCATGAGAGAGTAGTTTTTGAAGAGATCTGCAAGTTCATCCTTGCATATGATGACCTTGCAACAAAAGAAGTTCTCTTAATTGAAACTGAAAACAGAACTGATATTTCTGAGGAAACCTACAAGACTATCTGTGATTATGTTTCACTGCTAGATAATTCTCCAGTGGACAATAAGTGGTTAGTTGATACCACTGAGAAGTGGTGCAGAGACAGAGCAATTTATCTTGCACTGATGGAATCAATCAAGATTGCAGATGGTCAGGATGAAAAGAAATCTAGAGATTCTATTCCATCCATCCTACAGAATGCACTTGCTGTCAGTTTTGATAACCACATTGGACATGACTACCTAAACGACTATCAAGAAAGATATGATGCCTATCACAGAAAAGAAGACAAAATCCCATTTGATCTTGAATACTTTAACAAAATTACCAAAGGGGGTTTACCTTCTAAGACTCTTAATGTCGCACTTGCTGGTACAGGTGTCGGCAAGTCTTTATTCATGTGCCACATGGCTAGCGCCGTGTTGCTCCAAGGGAGGAACGTTCTCTACATTACAATGGAGATGGCAGAAGAGAAGATTGCTGAACGAATTGACGCAAATCTCCTGAATGTAAACATCAAAGATATTGCTGAACTTCCCAAGCAAATGTTTGATAACAAAGTAAATAGTATTGCCAAGAAGACTCAAGGAACTCTAATCATCAAAGAGTATCCAACTGCTTCTGCACACACAGGACATTTCAAGTCTCTCCTAAATGAGTTGTCTCTTAAGAAGTCATTTAGACCTGATATTATTTTCATTGATTACCTTAACATTTGTGCTTCCAGTAGGTATAAGTCAAATTTCTCTGTCAACTCTTATTCTTATGTTAAGGCAATTGCAGAGGAACTTCGTGGATTGGCAGTGGAATTCGATGTTCCCATTGTCTCTGCTACCCAAACCACTAGGAGTGGTTATGGGAACTCTGATGTTGAACTTACTGATACTTCAGAGTCCTTTGGTCTCCCTGCTACTGCTGATTTTATGTTTGCCCTTATTAGCACAGAAGAGTTGGAACAGTTGGGACAGATTATGGTGAAGCAATTGAAGAACAGATATAATGATCCTACAGTCAACAAAAGGTTCATTGTTGGTATTGATAGGGCAAAGATGAGACTCTATGATTGTGAACAGAAGGCACAGGATGATATCCTTGACTCTGGGCAAGATGAAGAGTATACTTATGATGATGAACCAAAACAAAGTAAATTCGCAGGTTTTAAATTCTAATGACTGGACAAGTTGATTTTAACAAGTATCAATCTTTTGTAGATGCTGTAACCTCTGATGCATCTAGAGACTTTGTTGCTTTCTCAGATCGCATTGTTGAACTGGATCGTAAAGGTGCTAACATTGAAAGACTCCTCACTGCTGGTGTTGGCATCAATGCTGAAGGTGGTGAGTTTTTGGAAATTGTAAAGAAGATGATTTTCCAAGGCAAACCCTGGAATGAAGATAACAAGGATCACCTGCTCACTGAACTTGGAGATCTTATGTGGTATGTTATGCAAGCATGTATTGCACTGGAAACTCCCATTGATCAAGTGATTGCAAAGAATGTAGAGAAACTTGAAAAGCGTTATCCTGGTGGTGCTTTTGATGTATTCTACTCTGAAAATCGTTCAGAAGACGATAGATAATAGTAAACAGTAGATAAAGATGGTAGCTGAAACAGATCTATTTGAAGCAGCATCTATTGTTGCTTTTTATCATGCTGTAGAAAAGGGAGCAGACCTAACTGCAAACCAAGACTTGGATATGTATAATGATCTAAAGTCTGAGTTTCCAAATATGGACAGTGAGTGGTATCTTGGTCTGCTCAAACAATCTAAAGCTCTAATTAAATATCTTGGACATAATGAAGGGACTACAGATACTTCTTGGAAGTATGCTAGGTATGGTGGAAGAACAAGAACCATACCTCCTGGAAAATCTACAGACATCTATGATTATATTTGGAATAGCTTTAACAGAAAACAACAACAAATTTTTACTGGTAAAAAAGATAGTTGGAATACAACAGATGTTTATATGGTAAAGGCATCTGATGAAAGTAAAATCAAAAGAACTATTGACAGTCTAAAGGAAGAATTCACTGATGATACAACTGCTCCAGAAATTTTTGTTGGAACTGTAAATGCTTATCTAAGTAAATTGTTAAAGGACAAAATTCTTTTAGGAATTTCTCTTAAAAAACCAACAAAGGCAGAACCAGAGTCTCATGTATATGAAACTAATCTAGATGTTGGTCCTGATGGAATTGATATCCATGAGGGAGAGATCATAGGAGATATGTTTACCTACATGGAGATTACCAGAAGGGGGGGTGAAATGGATTTTGCTGGAAATTCATTGACCTTTGAAGCACAATTTAGAGCAGGAAAATATATTAAAAGGTATTTTTGGGAAAGCAAAGTCTCAAGCGTGTCTGCTCATGCAACAGAACCCAGAGATAGAGTTCCTAATAATAGAGGAAAATATGTAAATGCTACTGCTAGAAATGGTGCTATCCCTGCACCTAAAATGGCAGAATTGGTTAGAAGATATACTGGAGAGGATATTAATTATAATATTCCTTTAAATGGAAAGTTCAATGAACAGCAACTAAGATATTGGCAATCTTATTTTGCAAATCTTGTTTCTGATAGAA